GATCGACAACCTGACCGCGTACTGAGTTTACTGGGCAGGCAAACCACTAAAATAAATCATGAAAAACCTAACGTCCGTGAAGAAAACTCAACTTGGATACCCCGTTCTGTCAGACGATCTGCATGACAAAATCTTTGGCACCGAAAAGCCACAGAAAATGTCTCGTCTATCCATTCAGAAAGCAGAAAACCTGCTAAAAGACTTTAATATCTCTGTTCCTGTTGATCACCCTGCAGGTCTGTATGATGGCCCTCTGCCGCTTCCAGACTTGAAGGGTGATTTTTTGCGCGATCACTTCGAAAAGATTGCCAGTGATCAAGTTGGCCGCTACAAAGAGCTCGGTGATCAATTCTCCCGTTGCAAACTTCCTTCACTCCCCCCTCCTGAAGAGTTTCGGTTTGAAGCGGGTTGGACCCGATACGAGTGGGTTGAAAATGAAGCTGCCGGTGGCTGGTATATCGAGAAAGTGGAATTCCCCCAAGAGGAAGCGTTCACGTTCGATACCGAGACTTATGTGCACGGCGGTGCGTTTCCGATCATTGGCACCGCCCTGAGTGAGAAAGCTGCGTATGTGTGGCTGGCTGCGGAACTAATCGACCCAACCATTCCGGAAAACCAGTGGGACCAACACGAACTGATTCCGATTGGTACCAACCGCTTCATTCCCGGTCACAACATTAGCTACGACCGTGTTCGTGCTCGTGAAGGTTACAATCTCGATCAAACCGCACCGGAAAACTTCTACTTCGACACTCTGTCCGCTCACATCGGCGTGTCAGGTTTGGCCAGCGGGCAACGCTGGCTCTACGTTCTTGCTGGAAAGGACCCAGATAGTTTAACTCCGGAAGAAAAGCGCAAACTGCGCTTTGCCCCGAAGTGGCTTGACAAAGGCGCTACGAATAGCCTTGTGCAGTGTTACAACTTTCACGTTGCTGCCGTACAGAAATATTTCGGGAACGATGTAAAAGAGCTTGGCGCCGTGGATAAAAAGGTCCGTAACATCTTCGTGGATGCGACTCACTTGTCCCAGATTCGTCAGGTTCTGACTGACGCTGTTGACTACGCTTTGAAAGATGCTTACTACACTGCCGAGCTGTTTCAGGCGTTGTGGCCCAAATACCTGGATAGCACTCCCTCGATGGTTGCCCTCTGCGGTCACTACCATCTTAACGGTTCAATCATCCCCCTCGTAGACAACTGGTCTGAGTGGATTGAAGATGTCGAGCGCGTCTACAAAGAATACAACGACGAGATGACGCAGATCTGTAAGGATCTGGTGTGGAAAACTTACGAAGACTGGCGGGTTCTGTATCTCAACGATCCCGATGCGGCTCAGCGGTGGGTTCGGAAAGATCCTTGGGTTTCTCAGCTCGACTGGGAAGTCAAGTCTACGAAAGGTAAATATGCGCACATTCCGAACTGGCTGCGTCCGTTCATCAAAGACGAGAACCAGCATATTGGCGTGAAGTCTAACCTGGCCCACCTAATGCTAAAACTCAAGTATGAAGGGAGCCCAATGATCTTCACAAAGGATTCAGGGTGGTGCTATCACAACGAGGAAGCAAATCTCACAAAGATTCCGCACCCGAAAGGTAATGACGATAACGTTGGCGGGGTGCTGAGTAAAGATTTCGTTGAAGATATGGCGGTTGGTCGTCTCAGCAGCGACCTTCCTGAAGCCAAACGCGCACTCGAGATTGCCAACTCTGTGTCCTATTGGACTTCCGTTCGTAAGCGTGTGATGGACCGCATCTTCCTGCGGGCCAACAATCCGCACGGCGAGGACTCGCTGGTAACTCTGCCTGAGATCCTTTGCCACGGCACGGTAACTCGCAGGACCGTGGAATCGTTGATGGTTACGATGTGCTCCACGAAGAACTGGCGCATCGGCACTGAGCTCAAAACCCGAGTTCAAGCTCCAGATGGTTGGAAGATTGTGGGTGCTGACTTTGACGGTCAGGAAATGCAGATTGCTTCAATCTACAGCGATAAGTGGGAGGGTGGTCACGTCGGTTGTTCACCTTTCGGTTATAACGTTCTGAGTGGCTCTAAGGAGGCAGGCACGGACCCGCACAGCGCCCTCGCCAAGCTGGCAGGGGTGGATCGGGACACAGCGAAGATCGCCGGCTTTGCCGTTCTATACGGAGCTGGTGTCCGTGCTGTGCAGACCTACATTCGCCGCAAATACCCTGAGAAGTCGCCCACGGAAGTGAAAAACTTCGCCTACCGGATTCTGGAAGGCAAGAAGGGCAAACAGCGGTCCGGACTCTATGAAGGTGGTTCCGACTCCGGTTGCTTCAACTATATGGAAGAGATCGCAATGCGAACTCGTGTGCCTCAACTCCCTTGTTTGGGCACCAAGATCTCGACTGCGATGCGACCTGCTGCTGTCGGGTCCGACTTCAAGACTGGCCGAGTGAACTGGACGATTCAATCTTCGGGTGCGGAAATCCTTTCGATCTTCCTTACTTCAATCCACTGGCTTGCCAAGGAGTACAAGATTCCATCGCGATTCATGCTGAGCATTCATGACGAGATTTGGTTCATGACCCCCGAGCGATACGCTGAGCAGTTTGCGGTTCTGTTTCAAATCGCTCACATGTACACCTGGTCCCTGTTTCAGTCCTCAGTCGGCATTCCGGAACTACCCTTGTCACGAGCGTACTTCTCAAGCGTGGCGATTGACAACCGGATTCGCAAGTCCCCTCGGGAAAAGACTGTCACTCCTTCCAATCCTGGTGGCGATAAAGAGCCGTCCGGCGTGGAATACTCGATGCAAGAACTCTCTGAGATTGGCGCGATCGAAAAGCTTCACACTCGTTACAACGCAATTAAAAAAGGTCTCATTAAATGAAAAAGTCACGCAAGTCACGCGTCGCATCAGCTTCTCTGGAAACAATGGTAGGCATCGCTGGAGTTTACTATTTGGTCACTCCCTATGATAAGAAGGGAAGGGAAATTCCCTCCTCGGTCCATTGCGCTTACAACTCCGAGTATTTCTCTCCTCAGCAAGCGTTCACGATTTCCCAAGCTCTATGACGCCATTCCCCCTTCCAATTGATCCTCAATTTCGGAGGGAATTAGTGTGGACCTGGATAGGCGATATCGCCGATCGAATCGAAAGCGACATAGAAGGGGCCAATTACAGTTGGAAGACAGCCCAGGGGATTTACTTAACCTTGCCCCCCGGCGAGGGCGATGAAGAGCTTGAGAGTGCTTTATTCCAAGCGAGGGTAAAACTTGACAGATTCACTTAGCAATTACTATGCGAACCATTTCAACAGATGCTGGACAATCAACTCCAGCAGCCGAACCAAAACAAAAGATAGTCGAAACATTCTCCACCACAATTTCGGATGGTCGTGAGATTCAGATCCGTGAAATGACTGGCCGAGACCTCCTGTATATGGAGAAAGAGCTTGGCAAGGCTGGCGACGTTGAGCGTGGCATGAAGATCATTGAGCGCCTGATTGTGGGCTCCGACAAAATCACTTACGAAGAAATCCTTGACCTCGGTGTTAAAGATTTCAGGAAGCTTAGCGATCTTGTTGCCAAGGCAAGCGGAACGGAGGATGACTCTGACCCAAACTAATCGTTGAAGATCTTGAAGATTTTTCTTACCGTTTGAGTTTTGGTGGGGGCACCTTCATTCACGTTCGAGAGCTTTGCCCGAAAGATTTTTATTTCGCGCAACTTTTACGAAATAAAGAGACTGGGATGCTCCCAATGATTTCTCGCCTCATACAAAACGTGGACGATCTGGCTTATTTCACTCTCCCGCAGACGGAGAAAATCTTCAACTGGATCGGAGAAGAGGTTATCAATGAGAAAGTTCTGACAGTCGAAAACTGGCTTGAGGTTTCTTTCCATTTGTGTAAACAACGTTGGGACAGCACTGTAGACTGGCTGGAGAAACAACCAATGAGCAAAGTTCTTACAATGATTAACATTGTTGAAAACTTTGCAGAAAAGCAAGAGCAAGAGGTTAAAAAGAGCTCGAGGCGGAAGTGATCAATTTTCAAGTTAAGAAGGATGGTTTCACCCAATTCAATTTAGATTGGTGGAAACCCACACAGAAAGAGTGGGCTCCTATTCTCTTGAAAGATCATATCGTTCCGTGGCGGCAGGAAGCCGACCCCACGACAGGAAGACCGTGGGCTTCCCTCACGCCAAAATACGCACTTGCGAAACTCCGCAAACATCCCGGGCAACCTATTTTGCGGGCAACGGGATACATGCAAGACGAAGCCGAGATTCTACCGAAAGGGGAAGGCTTTGAGGTGAAAGCCGCCCCGTATGGCGTATATCACCAGTACGGAACATCTAAGATGGCTGCGAGGCCATGGGTGGGTATTCCGGACAAATCACTCAAGCAGATTGCTCCGATCGCTTGGAAAAACATTCTCACACAAAAACGTTAATCATGGCTAGAAAAAGAGCTCACGATACAGACGGTACATTCACCGCCGACAATCCAACGACTCCCGAAGTTAATGAGGCTTATGCGCAAACTGCGCAAGTCGAAGAAGTAAAGACCGATGTTGAAGTTGAAGCCGAAGTGAAGGTGGAAACACAACCCGAGCCTGCGAAGGTGGAAACACAACCCGAGCCTGCGAAGGTCGAACTGCAAACACCAAGCGAAGAGCCGGTTCCTGCTCCCCCAGCTGTGGAGAAAGAGCAGATTGAAACCGACGTTCGCAAAAAACTTCAGAGTCGCACACAAGAAGAGGACATTTTCGTCCCCACCAGCCCAGCTGTTCTTGAGGCTGCCGCTAAGAAAGTTGCAGAGCAAGAAGGATTTGCCCTTAATCGCGGAACATCAATCGGCGCTCGTCTTTTAGCTCGCTCACGTAAAATGGTCTGAAGATGATTACACTCCCCTTTCAGCCTCAGTTCACTTGGAGGAAACTTGGGTATCAGTACTACACCAATTCCCTTGAGTATCGGGCCGTCCTTGAGTTGAACCCACAGTGGACAGTTACTGAACTTCCGCCCCTTGGTGCTCAAATTCTTCTGCCCAATCCTGAGAGCCCTTCGGGGAGTCTTCAACAAGCGACGTTCATTTCCGCAAATCCCGGGGGAACTGATCCCGACGCAATCTTCCCCTTTGACTCAGAAAGCGAATATAATGCTTCTCTTGATCGGTATACTTTACAGGGTGTTGTCCTACGGGAATCCCTGAACGGTTACAGCTCGGACAGCCTCCCCGCAATTACCGGGGTTCAGTAAGGGGTAAAAGTAAGTACACATTCGTGTCCCAACAGCAGCTCCACGGAGACCACGTAGGAGTCATCCTTGCCTACACTGTTGAAGGGAAAGAAGGAACTCTTACTTATAGAAATGGCCACATTCTCTCTTGGCGGTGGAACAACCCCCGGCGCTCCTGGTGTATACATCAACGAACGTGCCGGTGTTGTTGCAAACGCTGACATTGCTAATTTTAGCACTGTTTACATGCTGGTGGAAACTCCAGAAACAGTGCCGGTTACAGTATTCCCTTTCAACACACCTGTTCCGATCACTTCGTTGAACGATTATTTCGCCCTGGTTGGTGGAAGTGTTCCCGAAGCTCGGATCCCCTTGCTGAGCTACAACTGCATCAACGAGTTTTTCCAGAACGCACAGGTTGGCGATCTGCGCGTTGTTCGCGTTGGAACTCCTGACCAAATCGTCGAAATCGAGATTCTTCCAAGCGGAACCAAGCTGAGCAACGCAGGTCTTCCCTCAAATCTAGAGGCTGGAGACGTTGTTTACTCTCAGCTTGTGATCAACGGTAATCGTCTCGTAGCAGGCGATGGATCTACAGGTTACACTGCCGATGGAGAGTGGCTGGGTGTCCCGGTTACAATTCCGGTGGACTATATTCCTGGCGACGAGGTTAACAACCGTAGAATCTCTTCGGCTATTGCTACTGCAATCGCAGCAGCTATCGAGAGTAACCCCAGCGTCAGCAGCTCGGTTTACGTTCGTGATTTCGGCCTTGTAACTTCGGTTGACCCCCTGTCTAACTCAGAGAATGCTTTCGTAAGCATTGCTGGAACAACTTTTGACTCCAATGTGAGCGTTGTTCCCTTGGTGCTGCCGATCGGAGCTCAGTACGTTCTCATGCAGAACGTGTACGACATCCAGAACATTGTTGGTCAACAACAGAATCTGGAAAGAGTTCCTCAGGATTACATCCAGTGCATCGACACTGCTTTCGACGGTCAGCAAGATCAAGGTTACCTGATCACTCCTACCGCGTACGCGCAGTTTGACGCTGACGGTCGTGCTGCGATTGGAGCTGCTGCTGCCGATCATTGCGCCAATAACAACTACAAGTGGATGGCACTTGCTGATCCCGGTCCTTTCCTAATTACGGACGTAAACAAGTACAGCGCATACAATCCTCATGAGCCTGCTGCTAATCTAGTTACTGGCCTAAAGTACCTGGTTGACAATGCCATTTACGAGTGGATTGGTGCAGATGTATCTTACGATAAGCTCACCTATCAAGCTCTGATCGCCTCACCTACTGCAGAAACTGCCGTTACTCAGTCTTCGACTGCGACTCCGGTTGCCGCTGGCGAAAAAGTCGGTCTCCTGGATTCCGCCTCTTTTGAGGTTGATTCAATCGTCGACGACACAATGGTTGTCCTCGATGTTCAAAACTACTGGCCTGTTTCATATCAGATTCAGGAAGTTACCTTTAGCAATGCTACTGGCGACATTCTGGGCGAGATTGGAGCCTCCGGGACAATCTTCGTGGTTGCACCCCCTTACGATCTGACAGCGACCGGTGATTACTCGTTTAATAACGTGTTCTTCGCTTACGACGCCCCCCGCGCCGTCTCTGTTCTAAACGAAGTTATTGCTGCTGGTGGATCAGTTAACCTGACAACACCGGTAGACGCAATTAACTTCGGCGGAAGCGTTGGAACATGTGACCTCACTTACGTCGTTCCTTTCTACAGCCTACCTCAGACGATCAACGGTCAAACTTCAAACCTCCTGCAGAACATTACTGGCTCTGCTCAGTATGTAAACACACTGCACCTTCCCGCTAGCCTTCAAGACGCTACCGCGAACTACCGCCTGAATTTCGTATCTCGTACAATCCTGGATCCCGACACCTCGGTGGCTGGTTCTACTGGAGCTTACACAGGTACGGCTCAGATCACTTGTGTCGGTCACGGTTTGGCAAATGGTCAGAAACTGTACTTCACACAAGCGGTGAAAACAGACGCTGGAGTGAGCCTCTTCCGCGCAACGACTAAAGTTTCTGAGACGCTTTACTACGTTAACGTGGTAGATGCCGACACCTTTAGTCTGGCTGAAAGTTTAACTGCCTACACCAGCGGTTCCTTTGTAACAATTCCGAACGGCACAGCCTCCTTGGTGTCCAGCCCCACAATCTTCTACACGAAGGTTCTTGGCGGTGAGGAAACCTCGGCTACTCTTGCTGAATTGTCGGTTGTTCCGTTTGTCCGTGGTAGAAAGTACGGTCTAAACAGCGGTCAGATTGCGTCTGAAGCTGCTGTGGCTGATTCCTCCCCCGCACCTTTGGCATCTAACCCTGCTGTTTCAATCTTCTTCAGCAATAGTCTGACAGCTCTTGGTGTTGGTCTTGTTTCCCCGTTCGGTGAAGACCCCAACGCTGGGTGGCTCCCTGAGCTTATTCTTACAGCTCCTGGTTCCGCTTCCACAACGCTGGAAAACTGGTATTGCACACCAACCGTTGATCAGAACTTTGCGTCGCAAGCATTCCTGGTTCCTTCAATCGACCCAATTTTTGGGGGAGATTACGATCCTTCTGCGCCTACAACCACAGGTCCTGTAGCTACTCTTGGCTCTTCAACCGGTGGTGCTGGCGGTTCAGCTGGGACTTACAACGTTGTTGCTACTACCGGTGGAACTGGAATTGACGCAACTCTTAACGTTGTTAAAGTTGCTAGCACGACCGGACCTATTGCTACCCTTGGAACACGTGTTCCTGGTGCTGGCACCGTGGATGTTGCTGCTGCTGTTTACACCAACACCTACACCGCTGTTGCTTTGAATGGTGGTACAGGTTCTGCTGCTACTGGTAACGTAACTGTTACACAAACTGCAGGAGTTGGTCCTCTGATTGCTGGCACCCTTAGCGTTGGCGTTATCACAGGTGGTACAGGTGGCACACCTGGAACTTACTCTGGCGTGGCTCTTACTAATATCACTGGCACCGGTGTTGGCGCTACTGCCGATATCGAAGTTGGCGCGGGTGGCGACGTCATTGATGTGGTAATCGTTGCTTTGGGTTCAGGTTACGCCAACGGCAATAGCCTGGATGCTTTAACAGGCGACATTGGCGGAGTAACTGGTTTCTCCTTCCTGGTCGATGAGGTAACTCTCCCCGTTGCCGTTTCGACCGTGGTGTTGAATGGCGCTGGCACTGGTTACACTGCTGGTAACTCCCTGACAATCTCTGCCGGTGATATCGGCGGTGTCACAGGCTCCAGCGTTCCTGTTGCTACAATCACAGCTGCTGTCACTGTTTCCACAGTTACTATCGCCGGTAACGGTGTTGGTTACACTGCGGGTGACACACTTTCCGTTGCCGGCTCTCTGCTCGGTGGTGGTTCTAGTTTGACCGTGCCTGTTGCTACAATCACACCCTCGATTGAAGGTGCTGTTTCAGGTGTTACAGATTATGTTGATGCCACCGGTATTACGAACGGCAGCGACGGTGACTTTGTTCAGAACAAAATCGCTGAACTTACAGGTGTTTACTTCGAAGTTACTGCAGATGGTACTGCACCTGACGGAACAACCCCCGTTGTTACCGGCGACCGGGTCGCGGTTACTTACAACGGTTCAGTCTATAACTGGACGGTTGTTTCTGCTACTGGCGATCTAACTGCCGTTGGTCAACCCTGCTACGGTTCACAGGTTGGTCTGAACTTTACACCTGAGACAACTCCCCCGAGTGTTCTCTGGCGTTTCGACCCAATCACCTCCACAGAAATCATCAACGATGCTCTTCGTGGAGTTGGTTTCAACGGTGTTCCTCAGGCTGAGTTCATCGAAGCCGGTGTAGACAACGTGAACCGTCTGTACACAGATAGTCAGCGTTATTTCCAACCCTTTGGCTTCATCGCTTACTACGGTCCTTACATCGAGAACGCTTCAGGTCAGTGGATTCCCCCTTCACCTTACGTGACTGGAATCGCCCTGCGTCGTTACCGTGCTGAAGGTTACCAGTTCCCACCTGCCGGCGTCAAGTATCAACTTGCCGACGCCGTGTCTGCCCAGATTCCGATCAACTCGGCTCAGCAGAACCTGCTGAATCCAGACGGTTGCAACGCAATCCGTACCCTGCCTGGTTACCCAACCAGCGCGGTGTTTGTCTGGGGTGGAAGAACTCGCGTCAACTCGGCCGATGCTCAACAGCGCCTGTATCAGTTCGTAAACACCCGCGTCATTCTGAACGTTGTTTACGGTTCGCTGAGAAATGCCTTCGATAGCCAGATCTTTAACGTGATCGACGGCTTCGGCGTTGCGTTCAACCAGATCATCTCGGTTGGCAACAGCGTTCTGAACCAGCTGTACTCACGAGGTGCTCTGTTCGGCGCTCGCCCAAGTGATGCCTTCCAGGTTATCTGTGATGCTCGGATTAACCCTCCTGCCTCACTCGAGAACGGAATTATCAACGCTAAGGTGTTCGTAACTCCTGTTCCAACACTGGAAAGAATCCAGATCGATCTGATCCGGGTTGCTATTGGTCAGATGCAGAATGAGCTGAATGCTCAAGGACTGGGAACTAACAATACCGGTTTCTAACCTAAATGAGAGTCACAATGAACAAGGAATTAACGCTACTGATTCCTGACTCTCTTCTACTACAGCTTGAACTAAGGGCTAGAGCGCAAGGGGTTTCAACCGAAACCCTTTGCCTCTCCCTTCTTTCCAGCGTAAAACAAGAAGAGGATCTGGTTGATCCTTCCTACTATCGATCCTTGAGCCACACCGGAATGCGGCAAGAGGTCAGCAAAGTCATTGAAAGTTCCCTTCCCGCCGAGGATATACGCAGGAGGTTGAACAACTTAGAATTTGAAATTTCCCGTAGATACCGATGAGCGTAACAGAACCTTTATCCTCCAGTATTCGCGGACTTACGTACCCTTTGACGATTGTCAACGGGAACTTATCAACAAGTGTAGATTACGCGTTAATCACTCAGCAAGTGCGCAGCGTAGTTGAAACTCGATACTTCGAACGGGTGATTAGAGCAAATTACGGTATTGCAGATCGGATTCTGGATGTCATGGATCCGGGCCAAGTCAACTCTGAGTTGCAGGCTTCGATTTCTGCAAATGTGCCCGGACTGTCGGATATAAGCGTCACAGGTGACTGGAAAACTGGGGGAGATGATGGTGTGTATCATGTATTTATCCAGTACTCTGTGAACGGTGTTCCTCAACCACCAATGCAATTCACTCTAGCAAACTAATGTACTCATTACAAGAAAAAGATATCTACCGGTTAATCTCGGCTTGCCGAAATTACATGGGCCAAACGTCAAGCGAAAGCCTTTACGACGAATATTCTCGGATCCTGGAAAAGTTAGAAAATTACATCTCGCAGAATTTTCCAGACTCCGTCGAGGGTAAAACTATCAATAAGGACTAGAACTACCAGAGGATTGGATGGCTCAAAGATTCAAAACAGCCCCAGTGCCATCGGGAGAAGTAGCACGTTATACTTCTGATCCCTATAATTTATCTTCGATTTACATGTTCGGGTCTAGCAGCCCGTTCACTGGTCAAGGTAACACAATCGTCAGACCAAACGACGATCTCCTCATTCAAAAGGGCGGGAACCGCGCCCTAGTTGTATATCAGCGCCTTCTTTACGACGAGCAGGTTCAAGGCTGTTTCGCCAAACTTGTTCAAGAAGTTACGTCTCGCCCATGGTACGTCGAGCAATACAGCGATAAACCGGGCGACATTGCCGTAAGGGATTTTGTAAGCGAAGTTCTTGAAGAAATCCCTCTAGATGAGATCTATAAAGGTTTAGCCGAAGCAATTATCACCGGCTTCTCCGTTGGAGAAGTGATGTGGAAAAAGACGAAAAGGGGCGTGGTTCCGTTTGACGTTCGTATGCGTGATCAGCGTCGCTTCGTTTTCCAGGAACAGGAGAATGCTCAGACGGGATTCACAATGCGTTGCCTGACATTCAACCGAATGTTCGAGGGTGTGGAGCTTCCGACGCGCAAATTCATCGTTAACCGCTACTGGGTGTCTCACAACGGTGACCCCTACGGCTCATCTTTGGGCCGCATTCTGTACCCACTCGTCAAATTTCGTCGCAGGGCGATTGAGTCGTACGTTCTTTATGGGGACCGGTATGCTACACCCACCGCAGTTGCGAAAGCACCTTTGAGCGCAAGCACGAAAGAAATCGATACCCTGTACGATCACCTTTCCAACCTGAGCCAAGAAACGGCGATGATTCTTCCGGAAGGTTACGAGTTAGACTTCGTGACACCAACCGGAAGCCCTGACGTGTTCAAGAATCTGATCGATTATATTGACAAAGAAATTAGCGTTCTACTGTGTGGGGAGAATGAAGCAGGTCAAGCCGAGGCTGGCTCTCGTGCTTCCTCTCAAGTTGCGAACGTTGTTAGAATTGTCAAAGCGTCGGAACTTTCTGAGATTATCTCACAGAATCTCACGCAAACTCTTGTTCGGTGGATCGTCGATCTGAACTTCGGAACTGACGTTGCTGCTCCCGTTCTCACACGAGAATTTCGGATTGAGGAGTCAACTCTAACAATGCCGGACGTTTCTCTGCTCATTCAATCTGGTTTCACACCAAAGAAAGAATGGATAGAGCGGCACTTCCGCGTTGAACTGGACGATAAGAAAGAGAGTGGTGGGCCGGCTGACACCGCTTCAGCAACGACCTTCAACCCTGAGGAAGATCAGGACCTGTTTGGTTCAATTTTTGGAGATGAAAGTGGAGTTGCGGTTGATGAAACTGCTCTACCTGCAGAGGAATCGGCAGATCAGCAGGAAATTCAGATCGCTGAAGAAGAAGGGTAAAAAATGTTATCAGATCCCTTATAGACTGTGTTCACTAAAAGAATTCACGTATTTCGTGCGGGTGATCAAACCTCTGCTCAAGGAATTAAGCGGACATTCTCTCCAGACGATCTTCAACAAGTTGTCGACACATACGACCCCTCGATCCATGAAGCTCCTATAGTTCTTGGCCACCAGGGGGATAACGACAGTTTGCCTTCTTTCGGGTGGATCCAAGGATTTTCAAGAGAAGGACAAAACCTTTATGCTGATGTCTCCTTTTCAGACACAGCAAAAGAGTTAGTCAAGAATGGTCACTACAGGAAAGTATCGATTTCCTTCTATTCTCCGGACAGCCAAATCAACCCGCACGGGGGGAAATGGAGCGCAAGGCACCTGGCCTTGTTGGGGGCATCACCACCTGCGGTTAAAGGACTCGAACCTTTCTCATTTAATGAGGCGGAAGGGTGTTTTGACTTCGCTGTAACTTTGTCCCCGGATCAAATCTTTGACGACGAACTTGGGCCAACCTTGATCGTTGAAAAGAGCCCCCTTGAGATTCTCCGCGAAAAACTTGAAGAAGTTCGACAAGATGTTTCATCCGCTGTCAAAGATCTTCAAGAAGCAAGCGACACTCAACAGGATACCAACGTGGATCAAGCGGCTGGTGCAGAAGCTCCAGCTGAAAAAGCCAACTCCGGGGAAAACCAACAATTCACCGAAGGCAGAAAACAAACCAAGCCTGGCATCAAAACCAACGAAATCACTCAGCAGACGGCTGAACTTGAAGACCAATTCCCAGAGGAACAATTTATGGAAGACGGAAAAATCA